TCAATTGTGTTAGATGCCGATGCCCCAAGTATTACATCAGCAGCAAGATTTACATCACCATTTGCTACTAGTGCATCAGTTGTATCTGATCCTGGGACGGCAGTTCCTCCTGCTGTTCTGGTGGCAGCACTTAAATTCTGAAGTGGAGCACAAACAATTGGACCAGAATTTATATGAACTGGTTCCAGAACTTTTGCAATTGTAACTACAGTTGAACCTGAGGTGTCAGTAACCATTTGGGTACTAACTGTAATTGAATCTGCACTTGTTTTTGCAGATACAGTATAAATAACAGGAACTGTTGGGGTTCCATTTGCAGCATTGGTGGCACTATTTGTTGAGATCCGAACCTTATCACCAACTACAATTGACTCAAAATATTTTTCATTACCAGCAGTTGAAATAATCCCTGTTCCACTACCAGCAGTTATATTAATTGCAGCATTTGTTATTCCCGATATAAGTTGATCTTCAACTGTTTTTGATAGGGCAGTATCTGCAAGGTTAAGAGTTGTATGAAGATTAGCACCCCAGGAAGCGTTATCGCCTCCAATTTCAGATTTTACAAAATTATAGTTGTCAGTAAATGTATTTGCCACTTTATTGCTCCGTCCATGTTGTAGTGTCAGTAGTATCTTCTGACCAGGTTACAGTTGTTGCTGTTTCATCAGTAAATAATGCAGACCCAAAATAAGAACTCCCAAATGTTGAAGTTCCATATAATCTTGGGCCTATCTGTTCTTCAGTCCAGGTTTCATTCATGTGTAAATATATTTTGGTCTCATAACTAATGTACCACCAGAATATCTACTTTTTTCATCTGACGCTTGAAGCTCCTGCATTGACCTTGCTAATAAACCATCCCACTGTTGTGCAGATTGGGGGTCCATTATATATGGTGAAGCTTGCATTAATGTACCATAGAGATAAACATCTGGATGTGCCAATAATAACCAGTTGTTAGCAGAATCTCCCAGACCAGAAAGGGCCGGGATATCTTGGTAGTAATTTAATTGAACAGTTACTGATGCACTGGGTGTTGGTAATAACTGGATCGCATCACCCTCAATTGTATAATAATCTGGAGTACCAGTTGTATTATTTTTTTGTTCCCGGTAATCATCTGATCTATCTGATGTAATATAAATTAATCGTTTTGGTGGAGAAGTTGAAGTCAATTCAATATTCAACATTTCCAGAAAGTCAGTTGGTAAACTAACATATTGACCTGTTGTTGAAGCAGTACTCCGAACAAGCATTTCTCTTGTCCTGAGGTTACGATTAAAACCTGCTTCTGTAAGAGAAATAAATTCTGGTATTCTGGAAGTTAAATCAGACCTATTTAACCAGTTTGCTACTGCAGTATGTAATTCTGCTTTAGTCGAAATAGCCATTTACGATAAATGTCCTTCCCATGTTCTAAATGGTTTATTTTCTGGTTGATCCAACCACTTAAGTAATCTTTCCTTATTATGTAAAATTCCAGTCCTTGCAAGTTCTGATGCAATAACTGGTGGTATTTCTGCAACCTTTCTTGAATGATGACTTCGATCAATTGGTATATCACGAAGATTTTTAGCATAATCAAGAGTAGGCTGAATGTTTTGCTCTTTAGTGATATGAAATGTCCCATCACCATCCTCGGTATGAACAGCAGTTTTAACACCATGTTCAGTACCTAATTCAGTTGTTGCTTTTGGCATAATATAAAGGGCCCCATTTCAGAGGCCCTTAATTATAGGTTATCAACCACCAACGTCTGCAACGAGACCATGTGCGGCTTCATTATCCACCTGGAGACCACCCTCCCAAGTAATAAACCTGGAAGTTGCATCACCAGTAGTACCTAACTCACTAACTTCAAAACCTCGAAGTTGAGCAACTTTGGCAAATTCTGGATTAATCAACCAGCAATCCTTAGTTCTCTGGAACCGATTGGTGTGAACAGTGTAAGTTCCGAAGTCTCCAATATATACTGATACATTGGCATTTACTTCGTCTGCCTTACCTGGTAAAGCTACAACTGATGTTGCAGATGCTCTACCAGCAAATCCACTGATTAATTGCTTACTTGCAGAAGTAACCATAACCATATTTGGCTGATCACCAGAATTATCGAAACAATTCTTTAACTCTACTTTTAACAATGCCTCAGTTAAGGCTCTTGCTGTTCCATCATTTCTGGGATCCGTTCCTCCAGCTGTATCAGTTGGATTAGTTGGACTTCCAGAGTGACCTACTGTTACGTTAGTAGCAACATATGCAGGTAAACCGGCAGCCGTTCGGCCAGTACTTGCATTACCTGTATTTACTGCTTGATTTAAAAGCAGCAATGTTTCTACATCACGTTTAAGTGCTCTTGATATAAGGGCAATTTGATGTGCCATTGCATCAGATACACCTGCACGATTTATGGCCGCCTGTGTTCCAGTTACCGCAGCTGATCTTGTCAATATCTGACATTGATTAGAGCAACGAGTGGTATTCGTAGGAGCAGCAGTCGCGATGGTTGCACCCTCTATCTGTGCTGTAGTAGCAACAGCAGGAAGTGCTTCCTTTTGCCATTCAAATTTTGTATTGCTTACGGCACGTTTACCAATAGCAGATACAAAAGGTGTTTCTTCTGGAGAGATATTATATATCACATCCGAAAGATCTTCCCTTTGACCTACAGCAGTATAGGTGTCCAAAGCATTTGTTACCTTCGCCATGTTGTTTTTCCTTTCTTACAACAGATGTTTAAAAATACTTTCGGCATCAGACATTTTGCCTGATTTTGCCAGTTTCATTTTGGCTTTTGAAACAGTTGTGTGTTTCCTAGGCTGTTGGGCTGCTGAACCAGGAGTTGCTGCTCTAATTGCTTCCTTTATCGGTCTGAGCTTTGCTGCTCCTTTACCAGATAAACCAGAAGCTTTCATACCAGTCCTCAAAGCTAATACTGCCCTACTATCATAGATTTGATTAACTTCCTCAGGCCTATACCCAATACTATGGGCATATTGCTTGATTTCGTTTTTCTCTCTAGCCATCACTTGTGGATCTTTCCACTCTGGGATTGCATCTAATAAAACATCATGCTGTTGTGTTATGAATTGCTGCATTTGAGCTTGTTGCTCCTGCTGTTGTTCTTGTTGCAGTCGGAATTGCTCTTGCTGTAATTCTAACGATCTCTCTTTATTAGAACGAAACTCTTCTTTTTGTTTCATCCACTGGAGAGGGTCAGATTCATATAATTGATCCCAATCTGGTTCTTCAATAGATTGAGCCTGTCGTTCTGAAACTAACCTATCAACAGTCTGTTTATAGTGGTCCCTTTGTCGTAAAAGAGCCTCTTTATCTGCTTCAACTTGCTTTTTATCATTAGCAAGTGCCTGTGTCTTTTTTGTATAATCACTTTGCCGTTGGTAACCTTGTAAAGCTTCATCAAGGGTGATCTCCATATCTTCACCATCCAGCTTAATAGGATAGTATTTTTCACTGGGAGATTCCTGTTCTGTTACTTCTTCTTGTTCCTCTTGCTCAGTAAATTCTGTTTCGGGAGTCTCTGATTCGGTTTCAACTTCCTCTTGAACTTCCTCTACAGTATCGGATTCCATCTGTTGTTGTTTATCGACCGGAGGGCCGGACAACACTGACTGAATAGCGTCTTCTGCTTGTTGGAGTCCTGTTTCCATGGTTGCTCCTTGTAAAAATATTAATTACGTTTCCGCTTCATAGATTTCTGAAGTCGGTCTTTATGAAATTCACCTCTTTGCATTATAACAGATAGATGCGTCCGGAACTCTCCTATTGCCCAAACCAACTGCCATAATATATCTCTTTCTTCCTTATCTCCAGTTTTAGATTGTTTCCATGCTGAAATATATTCTTCCTCCATTTTATCCAAAGTACCCTGTAGAAGGGGATCATCCAATATTTCCTTAGCACGTTCTGCATCCCTTACTTCCTTTTCTTCTTCACTCTCCATATTACTCCAATATTGATTGTTGTTGACCTTGTTGTCTTGCAGCTTCTCCTGCCAATATACCAGGTGGTATCAAGGCATATGGTGGTGGACTTTCTTTATAAGCCTTTTTTATTTTATCATTTAATTTTACAGACCACTGCATTGGGTTATCTCTTATTGCCCTTTCCGTAAATTCTGGTTGTTGAGAATGTAATGTACCCTGTTGTTGTGCTTCTAATAACCCTGCTGCTGGTGTTGTTTCAGGAGGACCAATAACTTCTAAATCCAAATGAGTACCATTTTCGGCAGTTTCTTCTAAAGTCCTTTCAAATCTAAGATGTGTTTCATGAAGTTCTTGGACTGTATGATCAAGAGCTGCAACTTGATCGGAATCCAAATCGTGCCAATCAAGTTCAATAATTTCTCTAGCAGTATATGGATTATCTCCTACATAAAATGTTGGTTCATCCAATGAACCATATTCTACTCTAATATAACCAAATTCCTCAGAATTTAAGGCGTCTGCCATATCTCTCATATCAATAAGATCTTCCTGTGCACTTGGACTTATCGACTGAAATATTTGATGTGAATCACTATGTATATCATTGCTAGCAACATCCATCCAATTAACATCAGCAAGAGCAATTCGAGTTTGAGTACCTGCAGGGGCAGGTAATGCTTGTTGACCAGTTTGTAGTCCAGTATATTCTACATCAGGAGTATTAACTCCATGATTTATTCTTGATTCGATTTCTTGAACGTAATTACGTATAAGACTAGCTCTACCATCTTCAACTGCAGTATTAAAATTAGGTCCTACTTCATTTTCTTCAAGTGCCCGAAGAAAATCATCCATCCCCCGGAATTGTGTTGGAATTGCGTCCTCTGGGTCCATATCTTCAGCAAACATCTGTAAATCATCAGTTGTATATGATAAATGTGGTGGTTCACTATGCCAAGCAACTTGCACACTCATATCTCTTAACCGTTCTCTCGTATCAACAATTTGGGGATCATTATTAAATGTACTTGCTACCATATCACCTCGAGCTTCTCCAGTCAATGGTATGGGATTTGGTGTTAATGCTGGTGCGTCAGCAGCACCTGCCGGACCAATTCTATCATGAATCACTCCTGCATAGTGCCTAGCAGCATTTTCCAATTCATCAGTATTAACAGCTGGCTGTACTATACCATTATCTAATGCTTCAGTAAATTCATTAATTCCTCGCCAAAATTGCTGCTGTCCTGGTAACCCGTCATCATCCAACATCGTAAATGATATGTATGGCGGACCATCACGATGTACAAATGTTTGGATGCCCATTTCCTCTAATTCATTTCTAGCATTAGTAACTGTTGGATTATTATTAAATGAATCTACAACTTGATCACCTACTTCTGTATGAGTAAGAAGTTGAGTCTCATTCTGTATATCAGCAAGTAGGGCTGCCTCTCCTTCATCAGCAGGTGTAACATCTAATAAGCCAGGTTGTTCAGCCGGATCAGTTACATGATTTGCTAACCATTCATCTGAAGAAATAGGCATATCCCCATCAAAATCCTGCTCAATATGATATGGCATTACTTCAGCCCGAGTTGCATCTAATACTTCATTTGGATCCACTCGATGAGATCCTGCAACCTCATATCTTCTTGCCAAATTATATAATCTAGTATCATTACCCATATTTGGTGACAAAGATTCAAGATCCCCTGCTGATACTGCATTATCATAGCCCATAGTCTCTTCAAATATTCCAAACCTAGGTCTATCTGCATCAGTAGGACCTGGATATATCCTAATACCATATGACTGCAATTCAGTTTCAATATGTGATAATTCAATTGCTCTAGTTTCTGGATTCATGAGATTAATATATTGCCTATCAACAATAGGAGAAATATTAAATCCATCTATACCAGATTCAATAGCATTGGCGATTTCAATTTCTCTCATTAATTTTACTTCCTCTGGAATAGCAGTTGGGTGTCCACCTGCTCTACGATAAGCTTGTAAATATTCCCAAGAAGAAGTATAAATATCTTGTCTAGCATAAGCCAATGGACTATCTTCAGCAACATTAAATGTTACTCCAACATCATCTTCATGAAAAGTAATTCCACTATCTTCTAATAATGACCTTGCATCTGCCCCTGCCCTGTCTCGGTGCATTGGATGTTGGTAACGATCCAATCGTTGTTCAAATCCACCAGGATTAACTAATTCTTGTGGTGTTATAAGACCTCCTGTATGCCCTCCATACTCTCCTACTTCTGGAGTTTGGCCTCCACCAGTTTCTGGTACCTGGAATTGTGTTCTATCCGGTGGACCAAGATTCTGTAAATTACCTTGAGTTCCACCTGTTAATCTATTATGTGTATTTCTTGCTGCTGTCATAATTGCTGGAATGTCAAATCCACCGGGAGGATCAGCTACATTAGCAGAATCAAGAACAAATTCTAATCCTTCTATGTCTACACTGGTTCTACTACCATCAACATATTCAACAAGAAATTCTGGTTGCTCCCAATTATCATTAAGTTCTATATTATTACGGCCCAGAAAAGCCTCATCGATAGCAAATTGTTGATCGGCTGCTCTTATTTCACTAGGAGTAATAGCCATTCCCATAGGAATTTTTTCCAATTCCAATCCTAAATCCTTGAAATGAGACTTTTTTAAAACTTTCGGAATAGTTACATCATATAATACTCCTAAATTTTCCATCCCCATATCAGGAGTTTCATCAATTATTTTTGGTGGATCATAGGGTGGCCCTGGTTCCATCATCTCACCAGGAAATACCTTTGTCTTCCTGCCATGTTTAGCTTTCTTTTTAATTCTATCAGTTACACCCCGACCAAACATATTGATTAAATTTTCTTCACGATAATTATGAACAGTGCGGCTTGGTCCTTCAGGGTGTTCAATTTTACTACCAAATTCATCATAAGCTTCCAAATAATATGGGTAATCTTTACCTTCTACTTCAGTAGTGGGGTGAAGTACAGTTCCATCTTTATTTAATTGTTTTTTAGGTAAAGTAATTTTATCTGACCTTTTCATTCTCTTAACTTTGAAATAACTTACTGGTCTTATCATCCCATAAATTTTACCTTGTATTTCTCTTGACCCAAAAGTAACTCTGTCATATCCATCATCAACAGCCATTTTTAGGATCCTTTTTAAAGCTAGTTCTACCCACTGTTCACCCTTGCCTGGAGCAATAAATGGAGCTTTTGGTGCAGCAGATTCTGCTCTTAATTCACCAGCTACCATATCTTGTTGTTCTGATAATTCATCAATTTTCGTTTGATTTGCTTGTTGCTTGGCACGAATCTCAGCTATATCTTCAACCGGCATTGCATTGTTAATGCTCCCATTCCTAATATCTTCTTCCAATAAACGATTTTTATGCTTTAATTCACTAATATCAATATCATATTTTTCCAAATCATACATTCCCTCTCTATTTGCACGTTGGTACCAGTCACTCTGTATTTCAAATACATTAAGTATTTTCTGGCCACTTTGTGGTCCTACTCCAACCCGATCATCCATCCTGAGATGGAATAAAATATTTGGTTTTCCATGATGCAATTGAGTATTCCTATCCTCAAACATTGTACTTGGTCGATAGCCCTGGTCTATACTTTTATCACCTGGATACCACCTGTGATAATCAATTTCTAAAATACGTTGTTCCTCAGGTGATAAATCAGCAAAACTTTTTTTATAGTTATGTTGTGCAATATTATCAAGATTTTCCAGAGTTTGTTTTGTCATGGGTGCTTGTTTCCCATGATATGAAATTACTACTGACCTCTGATTGGTCCCACCTGGTAAACTAAATTGGTCATCATATTGACTATGCCATACTTCTCTAATATCAAGGTTATTTCGTGCCCAGAAATCCTCAAGTTCTGATAAGGATATTGTTTTACCTTCCATATTATTAAGATATTCTTTAAATCCAGCATATTCAGCTGCTTGTTTACCATATAATTCATTTATTCTGGATTTTAAATAATCCTTATTAACAACTATTTCACCGGTTTCCTTATCTGTCCGTGCAATATTTTTTTTACCTTTTGCAACTTGTTCTTGTAAATCAGTAATTAAATCAAGAGTTGCTGTAGCAGGTTTACTTGAAAATAGTGGATCACCCGCATTGAATACCCGATTTAAAAGATTTTTAGCACCTTTTATACCAGCTCTTACACCAGCAACTGGTAACATAATTGAAGCCCCAGGAGCCACAAGTTCTCCAAACAAGCCAGCTCCGGAAGTTGGATCTCCACCCATTTTGGAATAAAGGTCTGGTGTTGTTCCCTTATATTCTGGAACAAAGTTTTGTTCTTCATAACCAGGATGTCCACCTGGCCGCATTTGAGTCAATCGTTGTGCCTGAGACATACCTCCACCAGGAGCTAATATGGATGTAATATCCATTGGCCAACCACCTTCGGCTGCAACAATACCTTTTACAAAATCGGCAGGGTTCCCCATTAATGCAGCTTTTTCTTCTGTTTCTCTCCGACGTAACAGAATCCTTTCTTTTAACCATTCAGGGTGGCTATCCCATTCTGCTTGTCTGATATTTTTAGGTTTTCTAATACTAGTGCGTTTACGCATTAGGTGGGCCTTGTGGTGGTGGTTGTGGTGGCTGTTGTTGTTGTGCCTGAGCTAGCATTTGCTGTTGTTGTGCTTGCTGGGCTTGCTGTGCTTGTTGGGCTTGTTGTTGCTGAACCTGTTGTGCTTTAATCATTGCTTCACGTTCTTTGGCTGCCTCCCGATTACGTTCAAGATTTGCTTTTATTTTCTCAGTATCCAATTTTGTATTATATTTTGCTTCCATATCCATAATTGACAACTGAGCCTGAGTTTCATTCCTGTCTTTCTCTCTATCATCCAGACGGATCATTTTTTCTCGATCAAGTTCAAGTTTGCCCATATCATTCTGTGCATCCGATTGAGCTTTCTGAGCTTGAATTTGAATATATTGTTCCTCTGGAGAAGGAGGGGGAGGTTCTGGAGGAGGTGGAGCTTGATACTTGGCCGGATCACCAAAGAAGGCTTCCGGATCTTTAAATCCTGCCAACTGTACCATACGGGAGAGAGTCGTGTGATACTGGCCCAAATTAACAATAGGATTTTCTAATCCATACTGTTGGAGTAAAGTCTCCTGCTTTTGAGCGATGGTTGACAGGAATTGCATTTTCTCCATGTCATTTCCAGCACCAAGAGGAATATCAACCATTACATCCATATCTGCATCCCAGTACCTAGGATCTATTGGAATCCACTGGTTCCTCAATCTTGTCATCATTTCTCTATCTTGGTGCTTGTGTATCAACTGGAGAATACCTTTATAAAGTGGTTTTAATCCAGATTCAGCAAATATCCGTGCAATCAGTTCAATATGAGCTTGTGCTGCTTTTACAGTTGAATCAACAGCAAGCCTAGTTGCAGATTGTAAATTTTCGGAGTCCATTCCCTGAGATGCTTTTGTGATGCCAGTCCTCGTGGACTTGATTTCATCTAGCATCCCAAGGATTGGTAGGGCTTGAGACCCAACAAATGGCATATCCAACTGGGTAACAGCCCCGGGGGCCCGAGCTCTAATAACAGAACCAACCTCAGTATTTAAAACATCCTTTAAATTAACAGCATTTTCCAGTACTAGCATCCGTGGATTTACTGCCATTACCAGGGAATCCATTACATTCCTCAGTATTGCCGACTTGATCCTCTGTATATCAGCCACTATATCGGTAATTGAGGCACCAATCGCAGTATGTGGTTCAGGTGCAGGACAAAACAAGACAAATGGAATATAGTCACAAGGACCGTTATCAACAACATTATGTGTGTTTCCAATCGTACATATCCGTCTCAATTCTGAAATACCATCTTGATCAACATCCAGATTTATATATGATTCACAATAAAGAACTTTCCTCTGTGCAGGCTCCATATGTGAACGACCTCTGTCTGGAGCATCGGAATGCCGTGAAATAAATTCTTCATTACTACCAAATGCTGCATCTGCTGATGCATGTTCCTCCAGCATTTCTGGATCATAACCCAAACTTGTTAATTCAGAAATTGTTTTATAGGATCGATGGGATACTATATCTGCATCCATCACACTTTTTGCTCTGCGATCAATAAGAAATTCTTCTGGTGGTAAAGCTTCAACTCTAATCTTACCCTTCTTGATCCTTCGTTTAACAGTAACATTAAAAAGTGGAATACCTTCTGGAGTTTGATCTGTCTGTTCCATTTCCACTGATTCCACATCTTCCTCACCTGCAATCATCTGGGCTTGTTGTTCATCAAGACCACTGAATTTAGAACTTTTTACTGATTCAGCTTCTTCCCACCAATATTTCATCACACCAGTTCGACGGATAAGAGCATCCTGAAACACAGACATCATCGTATTGAAGAAATCTGGTTGTTGTTCCATCAACAGGTTGTTAATATAATCAGAACATTGTTCGGCCATCTGTACATCTTCAGGGCCATTTGGAGTAAATGTGAGGATATTTTTCGTACCAAAGAAGATACGCATCATGGAGGGAAGTATTGAATTGACAGTATCCCGAACATCATAAGAGACAACACCAGATCTGCCTTCATCATCTTGTTCAGGGATATGTCCAGAATAGTATTTCCCTGATGTTATTCGATCTTGACCAAGTTCATCATCTGAATAAGAGATAGCATCATCAAGCAAATGTCCAACATAAGACTTGATTTCTTCTTCATCCATCTCTTCCGTGAAACCGGCTTCATCATCAGTTGAAAATCCTGGTAATTCACCAGAATCACCATAATCACTTATTTCTGCCATGTTTCCTTTTTATGAAGTCGTGATAATCCGTAGTTGCTTTTTCAGTATTACATTCATGACAGCTAACTACTAAATTAGTAATGTCTTGTGTTTTTGCTTTTGTCTTTAATTTCATTCGTGGAATCTTATGTTCAATAACAAATTTTTCTGGATACAAGGCAATTCCACAATAGTGGCATGGAGCTGAAATATCTGTTATTGATTTTGCATCCATCCAAAGTCGGATATGTGTTTCCCGATTATATCCACCTTTGAAAATTCCTAGTTCTTTTTCTCTCCGTACTCGCTTCTTCCACTTACATTTCAGTGAGCAGTATTTTTGCCGTTCGTATTGATTATAGCCAGGAGTATATTTTTTATTGCAGTATTCACAGATCTTCTTTTTAGGATTTTCTGAAAACATATATTCCCCTATTGTATCACAATACAACTAGCAATTCAATGCTATTGTTTATACAATACCAGGAATATTCCGCATAAGAGGTTTTTGCCAGGAGGCTCCGAACCCGGAGTGGATTGCAGCTGTACCTGCAAATGTCAGTACAAATGCATCAGCATAGTCTGGAGAACCACGATGACCTATACGTTTCTTCATTTCATCCTTGGTTTCCATCCGTATTTTACCAGATGACTCAAACGAGTATCTAGGTGAACATAGCTCAAACATTAAGCGTTCATCACGAGGAATACGACAGTGTCGTTGTTCGAACCACTCTTTAGCTTTGTGCCACAATTCTGCTCTCAAGTTTTTGTATTGTCCAGATAATGAAGCAGATTCACCAGTATTAATACCAACAACTGGTAATCCAAGTTCCATACCCCGATCAACTATAGATGCTCCAATACCAATTACATCAACCAAGATTTCAACTGGAGCCTTTTCTTCATCCTGTGCTTTCTTGTATTCTGCACTAACAATTCCCATTAATTTCATAGTATCAAGTTTAGCCCAGCTCTTGATTGGTTCCATTACTGTGTTACCTCTCCGTTTACATAGGGCCGATTTATCGGATCCATACCTAGCAACGTCCAAGCCCCAAGAAATACCACCTTCTGTTGGATCAACATCCCTGGAAACTGCAGTTTCAACCAACTCATTTGAAATAATAGTATCATCAGAAGACTCCGCAAACTCTCCAAGAACTCTGATACGATATGTATTAGAATCAACACCATAGCGTTCTGCCATCTCATCAATATATTCCTTTTTCACTCGTTTAGATGTCTCACAGGATACAGTGAGGGTCCACCATCTATCAACTAATCGAGTGAAAGCATCGTGGAAATAACCTTCTGGTCGAGTTGGATTCCCCAATAATAACAGTGTTGCATTACCAGATAGCGACCCACCTGCTGCCGAAAATATAGCATCATCAACAGAACTAGCCTCATCAACTATCAGTAAAACTTTCTCAGAGTGGATACCTTGAAGTGCCTCTGGTGTTTCTTTTCGTGCAGTTCTACACGATATAAACGACCCAGATGGATCTGACTTTAATGTGATACGTTCACTAAACACTTCAAATAGCTTATTCAGGGCAGGAGGTAATCGAATCAATTGGGACTTTAACTCAGCAAACAGAGCATCAAATAGTTGGGAAGCAGTTGGAGCAGTACAAACTGTCTTTTGGGGATAGAAACATAGCATGTGGTGCATCATTAACCAGGCTGCACAAGTAGATTTTCCAACACCATGTCCAGACTTTACTGCTAATAACCTGGATTTCAGTGATTGTTTCATCACTTTTATTTGCCATGGATCTGGTTCTTCCTCTAAAATGTCTCTAACGAACTGGACTGGATCATTTCGGTACTTGGTAATAAATTCTGTGAATACGTTGACTGAAACT